ATCAAACTCTAATTGAGTTAATTCTGTTGGAGCTTTCCCATACAGTTGTTGTGATTTACTAGCAACTAATACTCCATAATTTGCTTTTTCTTTCTTTAGTGTTCCTTTTTTAACCACCACCCGTTCACCATTTACATATTTAACAATATTTTTTGTTGGGTCTTCTTCTTTGTATTCTGGCTTCATAGAATTTTTATATTCTTTTCTTTCTTCCATGAATTCAGAGTTATTAATTATGCCAAGTTTATATCTGTTATACATATCTTGTAATATAGGGTCAGGTGCAACTTCTGTAATACCTGGTATTTGTTTTTTTGAAACTCCAAAATTTAGAGCATCTATAGGGTTTATATTTTCTACTTTAAAATCTGGAGCTACCTCTGTTGGTGCTATTTGACCATTAGGTAACATTTTAGGGTTATACCCAATATTATTCATTAAAGATGAACCTATAGTATCGTCTTGTAAAGATGGTATTCTTCCTGGAGCAAAAGGAACTGTTTGATTAAAATCTACTGCAACCCTATTTCCAGGAGGAGTTAATTCATCTTTATATTTTTGTTGTGCAACTCTAATATTTTTAGTGCGTTGCATTTCTTCTAGCTGTTGATTCATCATTGCGTCTTTACCCATTTGGTCAAAAGGACTTTGAGCTGCTTGTACACCAGCTAGTCCAGCTTTTGCTAAATATGGAAAAATACTTCCATAACCTTGATTTTTAGGTTGTGCTGCATACGCTAATCCTGTGTTTAATAAACCTTGAAATACAGATTGTTTATTAGCTTTTGCTAACATATCTTCATAATTAGCATCTCCTAATAAGCCCATTTCAGCCATTTTTCTCATGTTGGCGTTAGGTGACGCACCAAACATATTTGCATCGTCTGGAACTAAATTTTTTAAAAAGTCTACTGGGTTAAATGCCATGTTTTTTTATCCGTAAAAGTTTGGTCGGTTTAAATATTGTGATCTTAATTTTTCTTCTTCTGTTGGCATCTGTGTGTTTTGTATTTGACTGTTTAAAGGAGGAGCAAATACAGTTTCTTTTCGTTGTGCCATTCCAGGTCTAGGAGCTTCCATTCTTTGTGTTGGTCTATTCAGTAATCCTTGTGCCTGCATCCCTACACCTAACTGGTCAGCAAAAGACATATCACTAAAACCATCTACAACAAAATCTTTACCTTGTGTAAATAAATTTGGTAAACTATATTCTGCTAATTTGTCTAAAGGTTTTAAGTTAGTAGGAACACCTTTTGAATTTGTTAATGAAGATGGATAGCTACCTGTAGCAGCCACAGGAGCTGCATTAGGTAAAACAGTTGGCACAGTTGGACTAAAACCTGTCATACCACCTAATGAGCCAGAAGCATATCCGCCACCAAGATTTGCAGCGGTAGTAGTTCCACCTAATAAACCTGAACCTCCAGCTCCAGCAAATCCTGTCATGGTAGCTCCTGTAGGTCCTAAAGTTCCAGCAGTAGTAGCGGCTGCAGTTCCAGAAGCTAATGCTGGTGCTGCGGGGAGCATTGCTCCACCACCTAAACCAAGTAAAGCTCCTTTAGTACCATCGCCACCCATTTGTTTATCAATAACATAACCACCTGCTGCCATAGCTAAAGGAATCCACCAAGCCATTATTTACCACCTCCACTAGAGGTAGTTGTTGAGTTCATAGGAGTAGGTGCGCCATAAACTGAACCTAGATAATTTTGTAATTTTTGTTGTGGAGCATTTTGTCCATAATCATATCTTTGAATGTCACCCTGTAATTGTTTAAGACTTTGAGCTTCATTAGCTTGACCTACATTCATAAGCTGTTGTATGTCAGAATAATCTTGATTTGCTATGTTTGCAGCATTTCCTATTGCTTGATCTTGCCTAGCTCTTTCACTAGCATAATTTTGATAAGCCAATTCTGAACCTCTTGAAGATAAAGCATTTGCTAGATTTTCTGATGCTTGTGATTCCATTTCTCCCATAGCTCCAGAACCATATCTACCTGCACCTGCTGTTCTTGCACCTATATCTCTAATAGCTGTATTAAATTCTGATACAACTGGTCTAGCTGCACTTCTCATCATGTCTGCAAAATAAGGATTGCCTGCTGATAATCTATCACCTTGTATTGTGCTTAATGCTTGAGTTTGAGCTGCTGGAATTAATGGGCTTCCTGTTCTTGCTCTTGCTTCTGCTAAACCTAATCCTTCTGTTGTTTGTGTTGATTGATCTACATAAGTTTGACCTGGATAATAAGTTGGTCCATCAGCTTTATATAAATCTTGTGCCTCATCTAATCCATAACTAATGTAAGGCTTTAACATAGGGTCAATTTCTTGTTTAGTTTGTTGAGTTTGACCACCGCCACCTTTGTGGAATTGTCTACCCAACTTACCATTGTCAATAGATTGATTTCCGTCTAGTTCTGGAAAATAATCGTGCATCATAATTTTAGCTCCATTAATGTGTACTTCTTTTTATAGTTGTATAGTCTTGACCAAAGTCTTTCTATACTTTCAAATTTAGTAGAGCCTTGAATACAAGTTCCACCATTACTTTTTGCCCAATTTTTAAATTGTTCAAATCCTTTTTTAGTATTTTTACCACCTATATAAGTGATGTAACATACCCTGTCGTTAGGGTACATAATCCATTGCACAGTTAAAGCACAGTAACATTTATCATCTTTCATTAAGAGTAATAATTGTTGTTGCCCTTGTGATACCATTAATTTTAACTGATCTGCTGTAAACTCGTCATTACCTTTATCTAAAGCTAGTTGTAATAATGGTTCAGCTAGATGCCAATACTGTTGTACATGAGTTGTGGGTACTATGTATAGTTTCATAACACAATAATAACACTTAACCTACAATAATATAATCAAAGTTTAAGTCTGTACTTGCAACACTTGTGTGAGTTATAACTACACTCCCTTTTGCTTTAGTAGAAATATAAGGATTCTGTGCTGCTGCATTTGCAGTTAATGGTGATAATAAAATAACACTATCAAAACCTAATCTTTCATCATTTAATGTTGTTGTTGTTGTAGAAGCTGCTAATGTAACTGTGCCTGTATTATTAGTTTTACCATTGACAGCATTATTTACCACTTCAGCTACTTCTCTTGGATTAGAACCCATATAATTTAAGGTTCTATACATTATCTATTGCCTTGTGGTTTAACATCTATATCTACTGCCATAGCGGTTGTCCAGTTACCTGTTGGACTAACTTCTAATCTATGGTATCTTCCAGCACTTCGTAGATCTGCTCTACCCTCTGCTGAAGTAGTAGATGAATCTCCAAATATAACTGCATCATCTAATTCTCTACGACTTGCTATTTTAATTGTAGCTGAACCATTATCAATTTGTGGTCTTGCTAAAGTGACAACAGAATTATATCCAACTTCTACATCTGTAGTAATGAGTTCAGAGTTATAATCTGAACCAGTAAATGTTACAATTTTAGTATCTTCTGCACCAGCAAATAAGAATTTACCACCAACCCATAATCTTGCGTCTAACGAGGCTGGCATAGTATCTATGTCTGTGTACCCTAGAGTACCTAAACCTTCTAAAGTCGTTCCAGCAGTCGCTATATCGCCTACAACAGTTGCTACTGTATCAGCTCTTGACCATCTCTGTAATTGCCAATTGTAAATAAGAATACTTCTGCCACCACTATTATTTGCATAATTCCAAACTACTATTTTTCTTTTAGGGTCAGCAGATGATGACATAGAATCTATACTTTCTAAAAGTACATCATTAAAGAAATACTTATCTATTTTTTCATTTCCAATTCCTGTAACTGATTGACCATCTGTTTGATAAAATCCATCATCAGATAAAAAGAAACTTAATCCACCATATTGTGCTATTGAGCCACCTGCTATACATCCTAATCCTCTTGATATAGTATCAAACTGAAAGAATAAAGGAGAGCCAGTATATGACATTCTAGCTATTGCTTTTTCTAAAAATACAATTCCAAATTCACCGCCAGTAATGCCAGTAATATTTCCACCATCAGGCATAATCTGAAAATCAGATTGTGAGGTTGTTCCAGATACCCAATCGGTGGCATCATTAATATCCGACCATTGAACTTTATTAGCTGTACTTCCTATGTTGGCACATACTACAAAATCTCTTACCACTGTAATAAACTTTGCTCTAGGAGCTGCTGTTGCTAAATCAGCAAATGCTGTAGAAGTACCTATTGTCCATCTTTGTACTTTAGCTGTATAATTTACTGCTAAAACTTCAGCACCAAATAATGCAAAATTCCATGTAGATGTTCCTGTATATCCACCTGCTAATGATTTATCTTCTAATGCTTCTGTAGCTGCGTTAAACTTAAATAACTTACTAGCTCCACCTGCAAAAATAACTACCTCTGAACCAAATTTAGCTGCATATACAGAGTTTAAGTTTTCAGATGCTGCACCACTAAAGTCTACTGCATTTGGAAAAGGCGAATATCCTACTGATACTGGAAATACATTTTTAGCATCAATTAAACTTCCAGCATTAGCTGGTTGGTCTGGTAGCCATTCTGTGAACTGCAATCTTGTTGTTGGCATTAGTTTACCTGACCTCCTGATATTGTTCCTGATGTAACATAAGTAATATAAGAATGTCCATCTATAGCATTACCTGCTGTGCCACCTGGATATACAACTGCTGCACCATTTTGACCTAAATTACCACCAGTTCCACCTATTCTAGTTCCAGTTCCTCTTGTGTCATCAGAGCCAGCACCGCCTAATGTTATTGTTCCATCTGATGCTCTAGGAGAGGTATTTAATCCACCTCTACCACCAGCTCCTATTCCACCATAACCTTCTGCAACAGTTCCAGAAAATCCTTGATTAGATGTTGGTACACCATCACCAGGAAGTCCAGTTTCTGTTTCTGTGGTAAAATGCCAGCCACCTGCACCACCTCCACCACTTCCAGCAGGGTGATAAACTACACGACCACCAGCTCCGCCACCACCACCACCACCACCACCAATAATTCCATTATTAGTTAATGACATTGGAAATCTTGTTTTTAAACCAACACCACCATTTCCTCCAGGTTGCCCAGCCGCTCCCTCACCTTGAGTCCCATATCCACCATTACCACCTCTTCCAGCAATAATTGCATCACTTGGTAATGAAAGTCTTACAGAACTTCCAGAAGGTAATGAGCCAACATCAAATGCAGGAGTAGCTGCTAATGTAGATACAAAATAAGTACCATCTGCTACTGTTACAGAAACAATGGTTGGTGCAGTAATTCCTAAATAAGTAGCTAAATTAAAATCTTTTTGTAGTCCAGATAAGCTAACATAAGTAACACCAAATATTAATTCCCAAGTGCCTGAATTTTTAGCATAAACTTCATTTACTTGTTTCCATACGCCACCATCTTTAACAAGCACTTCTTTAACTTCTTTAAAAGTTCCGCCATCATTAACATTAAGAGATGACATTGTTTAAACCTTATACCAAATATCACCATCAGCACCACCACTAGGACTAGCAGTAGAAATTGTTTTTGTTCCAGTAGCGTTACTTCCTATAGAAGTTACATTTATAGAATTAATAGAGCCTGCGGTTGTCCATGTTCCACCAGTAATATTAACAGCATTAGCATTTTGAGTGGACATTGTGCCTACAGTTCCAACTTTAGTATTAACAAAAGCGGTAGTGGCTAATTGAGTTGTGTTAGTTCCAGCAGAAGCAGTTGGTCCAGTTGGTACACCACCTAATATAGTTGTTCCTGTTACAGATAAATTACCACCAACTACAAAGTTATCTCCATCAGAGCCTACTTGTTGCTCTTTGATCTGACTCATTGCCATTCTAATAGCATTATTCACATTTGCTGGTGGCATACCTTCCGCAATATTAATTCCACCTATGTCTGTATTGTCTGCTGGCGTTGCTGACCATTCACTTATTTTATCTCTACTCATAATTTATACTATCCTATTCCATGTGTTTGAAGTTACAGGTACTACTGTCCAATTGTTACCTTGAATATGTCCATCTGCTATTACTGTTCCTGTTGCTGATATTGCTGCATCACCTGACCAAGTGACTACACTACTTGCAGTTACAGTTGCAGAACCAGTAATGCTTCCCTCTGCTGATACTGTAAATCCACCTATTCCTGCTAAAGTGCCAGTTCCAGATATAGAGCCTGTTCCATAAACAAACTGTCCAGCAGTTAAGGCGACTACTGTGCCTGTTCCTACTATTGCTCCAGTACCTAATACTATTTGACCTGCTGTTATTACAGCTAAAGTAGCTGTTCCATTTATTCCAGCATTTCCCTCTACGATCTGACCAGTAGTTATAACTGATAAAGTAGCTGTGCCATTTACACTTCCAGTTCCATAAACAAATTGTCCTGCTGTCAGTACAGTTACAGTTGCAGTTCCATTAATTGCTGCAATTCCACTAAATGTAGAACTTGCTAACGAGCTGAATGGTACTTCTGAATATGTACTTATACCAAACATTGTTTATCCTTTTGGATTATCTGTTTTTACTTTTGCTATTGCATCTTCCCATGTTGTTGTGCCATCAACTGAATCATGATATTGCATATCTAGTTGGTCTTGCCATGATGGATAAGCTAATTGTCTTGCACCTTTCCATGCGTTAGCTTCTACTTCTGCATGAGCTGCTAATTCTTCTGCTGTCCAATCTACAACTTCTGTAGTTGTTGTTCCATCTGAATGATGGGTTACTATTGTGTTTTTTTCTGCTGCCATTTTGTTTCTCCGTTATTATTTTATTATTATATCTGTTATTTATGTTATCGTTATTTAAGTCCGTAAACTCTAATTGACCCAGCATCAAAAGTAGCTCCGCTTGACCAACCAAAAGAGATTGATGTTACCGATGTTGTAAATGCGTTATTATTACCTAATCCTCCTGACAAAAAAGCTACTGGTTGTGATGGTACAGCCATATCATTAGGAAGAAAAGCAGTATAAGTACCAGTAGCTAGTTCAATGTTTGAAAATGATGTCCACCTAAAAGATGAGGGTATACTATAGTTACCTAACCCATATGCACCTCCAGTATTAGGAGTAAATTGTAATGCTTGACTTGTTCCAGAACTATGGCTTACTTGTTGAGTTGTTATTAATACAAATTTAAATCCAGTTAAAGATATAGTACCTGTAGTATGAGATTCTCCTGAAGTAGTAGTTAATGTAGATAATAATGTCATACCACCACCACCTGGTGCTGCCCAAGCATTATCACCTCTTAAAAATGTAGAACTAGATGCTGTTCCTGTTGCTGATAACTCTGCTATACCAATAGCATCATCTGCCATTAAAGCATTTGTTATTTGACTATCATTTACTTTAGCTGTGGTAACAGTATCGTCTTGTATTTGACTAGCACCTGTAGAACCATTTATTGTTGTTGCCATTAGACAGTTGCTCCCTTTAATTCATCTACAGTAGTCATACTATCTACTTGGTTTGTAATATCTCGTAATCTTTGTTTTTCTGTAACTATGTCTGATGTATCTGAACCAGATTCTTGAGCTTGCATAAATAATATATCTTGTGCTTCTAATAAAGGTTTTCTTTGTTCACGAAGTTTGTTTTTAGTTATATCTTTAGCTTTGCTAATATCTATTGTTATTTCAGAATCCCAAATCCATGCATTTCTAAAAGACCTATCACTTGATATTGTGTTTACATCTACTATGTTATATTCTTTGCTAGCTGGAACATCTTTAGCAGCAATTTCTTCTATAGATAAACCACACTCATCAGTAGGAATTAATATTGCTAAAGTTCCTTCATCTGTTGTATATATTATTCTTGAATTCATTTTATTTTCCTTATCTAAATATTGCAATAGTTATTTCAATTTGGTCACGAGAACTACCACCTGGAGTTGTTGATCGAATACGACAAGATGATGCTGACCAATCTGGTCGTGTAGTATCATTAGAGCCATTTCCTGTAACAACACTTTCTACCCTTCCAGAACATAGACTTACTGAATAATTATCATCTGGCATAGCAGTTGCAAAATTTACTGTAAAATCTCCTTCACCATTATCTGAAAGACTAGAAACATTACCATTGCCACGAACACTAACTGTTCCATTAGTATCAAGATTTGCCCATGCTCTTGCAGAGTATGATGGAGCAGAACCTGATGCTGTTGATAGTTTTGCTGCTGCTGGTAAATCTGTTAAAGCCGAGCCATTGAGTGCTGGCAAAGTACCAGATAATCTAGCCATTGGTAA